ACAGCACGAGTCGGTGGCGAACATTCCCCAGCCGTAGACATCGCCTGCTTGCAGCTCGATCTGGATGCTGCCTTGTAGGAACTGCGTGCCATCAAAGGGCGCGAGCCAAGTCTGCACGCCATTGAGGAGAAAGAAAGGTCGGTCAAAGTGCGCGCCGTCGGTGGTCTGGTACAGCCACAGCGCGGAGTAGGTGAAGTCGCTCTCTGCCACGGCCGTGTAGGACGCGGTGTTAGAGCCGCCTCCCTGATTGGGTCCAGCCAGGGTGAAGCCACCATCTAACTCTGTGACCGAGCCTCCGCCGGTGGTGGTGAATGTCCAGACAGGCATCGCCAGAATCGGCGCGACCATAGAGCAGGTCAGGATGATGCCCAGCAATGGGAACGCAAGCCGCCTCACTTAGCGAGCAGCGATGCGAGTAGTGGAATAAGCACGCTGAACAACAGCGCACCGATAGCCACTAGTCCTCCTTTGAGTTTGTCCACATCCGAGCGCACCTGATCAAGCTTCGCCGAGTGAGAGTCCAGGCGCTCGATCAGTTGGTCAATCTGGCGTGGGGTCATCGTGACTCCAGTGCCTTGAGACGCGCGTCAATATCGAGCAGCGCCTGAACGACGAGCGCCTCCATCTCGTTCTGCGGAATGTTCACGGCGAGCACCTCAGTCGTGTCTACGAGATGCGCCTCTCGCTCGTCTACGCCGAGTGTCTCAACCCAATGCGCCAAGTCAGTCGTGGCGACATGGTCGGCGATGAAGCCGAGACGCGTGCCATCGTCAGCGACTGCATCTGTGCGGCCGTGTGCGTCTGGTGCCTTCCACTTGAACGCTACCGGCATGAGTTGGCGGAGCGTGTCTAGAGCACCGCTGATCTCGGTGATCTGCTCCTTGAGTCGTGAGTCTGACGGCGTGGTGAGGTTGGCGTACTTCCAGCCGTTCGCGTAGAAGTAGCCACGGTTGTTAGTTGTGTCAACCGCGATGCCGCCGTTGCGGAGTGCGTCAGCGAATGCGTCGGTCGTAGCCGTGCCGTTGATGTTGGTGCTTGGCTGACCTGCGGTGACCTTCGTGATCAGCACGCCAGAAACCGTTGTTGCTGTTGAGGCGGCAACATCTGCGGCTGAAGTCGAATGAGTCCAGAGGCGTGCGTTAGTTCCACCGAGGTTGATGTTCGGACCAGTCAGCGCGGATGTGCCGTAGATCACACCGTCAAAGCCGATGTTGCTGCTGAAGGTTGCATTACCGCTCACGCTAAAGGTGCCAGCGATTCCAGTATTCCCAGTTCCACCATTTGCGCCGATGATCAGGTCGCCGCCACCCTGCTCAAAGACAGCGGCCTGATAGGTTGCGGAATCGCTATTGTCGGTGATAAACAATGCTGAGAAGAACGAGCGGAGTTTTACTTCTGCAAGATCGCCAGTAAGCGCTGCTGTCGTGCCAGTAGTTTCTGCTGTGATAACTAGGTAGACATAGGCAGCGTCAGACGGCGCAGTTTGAGTAGTTCCTGAAGCTGGAACAAGCGATCCGACTGTCGTCCTAGTACCAGTTGCGCCAGTGCCAGTCGTGGTCAAGTCCTGCTTGACATACGAGTAGGTGAGCCTAAATCGTGCATTTGTGCCAAGTGCTTCAGAGACATACGCATCTGGCACGATGGTAAGAGCGCGATCTCGGCTCGTTGCGATTGGGATGTATCGGCTGATCTGTGCGCTCTTGCCAGTCAGCGTGCCGTTGTTGATCGTCCAGCGCAGAACATTGCCAGAGCCAGCGGAAGCGTCAGCGACGATGGCGCAGGTGATCGCGCCTGCGCTGTTGACATCCGTGAAAGTCCAGTACGGCAGAGGGTTCTCTTCTGTGATCGTGTCGCCAGCGGCATCCGGCGGAATGGCGAAGTCGCCGTTAGCCACTCCGGCCTGAATCTCGCGGAGCGCAGCAGGACCAAAGAGCAGCGCGGTCTCGCCGTCGCTCGATGTGCTGACGAGCGGTGCGCCCTTGTCTGCGTTGACTCCACCCTCAAACGCGCCGAAGCCTTCTAGGTTCGTGCCGTACTTACCCATCTTTACTCTCCTCCAATGAGGCCGCGAAGGCCCCTGAGATACTGACGGCGGAAGTCCGCCTGAATCTCATACTGGACTTGGTAGGTGCCGCCACCTTCAGCGAAGCGCATCGTCACGGTAGGGATGTACAGGATGGTAGATGAGAGGTCGAGCATAGGCGCGGTGATCTTCACATACTGCCCTGGCAGCCACGCCTTGACGAGCGTGTAGGTTGCAGCTGCGGTCAGCGCGTAGCCCTGACTGAAGCCGTACTCCCAATCTGGCGCAGAGGTCTGGCTGAGGTTGCCACCGGCAACCGTGAACGAGACCGTTCGTACTGGCTTGCCGCGTGTGACCATCGTGGCGCGAGCGAGAGCGCCGATCTGCGCTCCACGGTCTGCCTTCTTGACAATCTTTGGCGCGCTAAAGACTTCGTGCGGCAGAGGACCGCTGCGGCTTGCAAGCCCAGCGCCGTTGCGGCTAAAGGTTCCTGTGTAGGTGCGGAAGTATGGGTCGTTGGTTGGAGCAGTTGGGAAGGTCTGGTTGCTGTCGTAGCGCGCATAGGTCGAGTCTGCCTGGACAAAGATCCCCTTGACGATGTCGCCGTGGTCAAGATTGACTGAGAGATCGCGTGCAAGAATGCGTGTTTCGCTTGCGGCGCTACCAGTCTGGACGCTTGCAGGGTCGGTCACAATCTCTGCCGGTGCGGTTGCATAGGTCGGAGCAACCTCCTTTGGTCCGTAGTTGAGGCGGCCAGAGCCATCAATCCAGTAGCGGTACTGGATGTCAGCAATGCCACCTGCCTCCTCTGCGACCTGATCGAGTGCGCTCTGGAGTGTGGTCGCCTTGAAGGTCTGCTTTCCGATGACCTGCGCGGTGCCTGTGTAGATGGCGCGCGTAGAGCCGCTAATCACGGCAGTGTTGAGGATCTCGCGTGTGGTCGAGTCGTTGACCTGCGTGTTCACGCGAGTCAGCAATCCGTTGATGATGTCGCGGTCAGTGCTTGTGCTTGTGCCAAGGGTGAACGAGTCCACGAATGAGGTGGCGCGGATGCCTGTCCTACCGTTGCGGATAATGGTCTTTTGTAGCCAGCCGTCAGCATCTGAGACGCTGACGGTGGCTCGCGTTCCGATACCGTTCTCCAACAACACCGCATCAATGCCAGTGATGAAGCCAAGGAAGAGTGGCGTGGACGCGCTGTAGCGGCTGTCAAAGAACTGCACGCGTGCATTGTCATAGACCCCACCTGAGCGCCACCACGGTGTCGTGCCGCTCGGAGTCTTTGTCTCGATCACATCGAAGGACATTGACCCACCACCGCCGTCGCCTGAGAGGGTTGCCGTCAGGCTGCCAAGGTCAACATAGGGAACGGTCGTGGAGGCTGGAGCTGGAAGGGTGAGCAGGTCGCCACCGGCTCCTGCGCCTGTGACTCCTGCGATGATCAGCGTGAACGGATTCGCCACTTAGCGGCCTCGGCTCGGATTTGTTCCTAGGCGCGTTAGTGAACCGCTAATCACGGTGTCTACCTTTTGCGTGCCGATAAAGATGTTGTTGGTGGTTGGTCCGCCTCCCATTGGTGGAACAAAGGTTCCAGAGGCGACTGCGTTGGCAAGGTACGGCGAGTATCCGGCAGAGGTCGTACCTGCTGTACCTAGGTTGCCCTGAGCGGCGAAGAGCGTCCTGAGTCCAACGACAATCGCATCAACCGTGATCCTCAGTGCCTCTAGGAAGATCTTGAGCGGCTCCATCGCAATCACGAGCAGGTTGATGTCACCTTCCTCAAAGACCGCGCCCAGCTCGCCTAAGGAACGCACCAGCGGCCCTACCTGGTTATTGATTAGATCCTCAAGGGCTGGCCCAACCGTTCTGACGATTGACTCGAATGCCGGCAGAGCCTCTTTGGCAAGGAAGTCCATCACTTTGTTGACTGTTGGTAGCAGCCGATAGCCAAGCTCCTCCAGAGTCTCGTTGAAGCTGACCTGCGAGCGTGCAAACTTGCCGCTCGTGGAGTTGGCGATCTCTGCGGCCGTGCCGCCGTACTTTGTAGTTGCAGCCGTCAGGATGTCCTGAATGGTTGCGCCTTTCTCGACTTGGATACCAAGAACCTTGAGACCGCGTGTCTGACCCATTGCGCCCTTACCGATTGTACTCATCACCTCGGCGAGATCCTGACCAGTCACGGCGGCAATGTCAGCGGCTACTGCGTTCGCCTGTAGGAGCGTTGCCTGATCGGTAAAGAATCGTGAGCCGACCTCTAGCCCTGCGCGCACCTGATCGTCAGCGATGCCGAGTGCGCCCATTGAGATAATCTGCTCTTGGATCTTGGCGTTCAGATCCTCGGTAAAGAGTCCACGCTGCTTGAGTGCTGCGTTGAGCAGGATAGTCTGGCGCTCATCGTCTGCCGCTGACTTGATTGCCGCTAAAGCAAAGCCTGCCAGCGCGGCACCGGCAATAGCAGCACCAGCCGCAATGCCCTTGAATGCGCTGAAGCCGACGCGGCGCAGCTTGCCCATTGAGGTACCGACTTTGCCAAGCGGACCTGATGCGGAGTCCTTCGCCTTGACGACGAAGTTAGCGGTCTGGTTTGCAGCCATCAGCGTTGATTACCTCTCTTGAACTTCAGGATGGTGTTGCGGAACGGCTGA